TTATTTATGATAATATTACCAGCAAATCTAAACAAAATAAGTTATAAACTCAAATGCATAAACAAATTATTAAGTATTGATTTGTTGTAAATTAAATTATAATTATTAATCTTTTCCCCTATTAAGTATTCTTGTAAAGAATGGGTCAAAAGCAAGCTGGCTTGCAGAGGTTTCATGCTCTTCTGTTACATCACCACCAGCAGCTATTCTGAATTGCTCTCTATATAGCATAGCCATTCCGAGACTTCTTATTCTATCCACATTCTTTAATGGACTGTATTGTATAAGCTCTTGAATCAATGCCCTATTTCTTATTGAGAAGAGATGTCTTCTTGTAACCTCAACATCATTATCATCACTATCTTTTATAACAACTGTTTCTGGTTGTATAAGCCATTCTTTTATCAATTCATCTGCATAGTTATTTATAGATTTCGTTGCCCTGACACCTTTTGATGCATTTCCAATCCCGTTTATCTTGAGATATTCTTTATCCTGAAGATATTCAGGTGTGTCTGCGAGAAGATTCAAAGAATTCATTTTGCTGAAATATGCAAAAAGGCCGCGGATATTGTTCTCATACAAGCACTTACAATTATAGAACAAACACAACTTTCTTGTAAGTTCATAGGCATCTTCTGCATGTTCAGACCTACCGGTATATTCTGCAACTATATTATCTGTAAATAAGTCGATAACAAAGCATGAATATAATGATGTTGAGTCTGTTGTATAGTCAGCATCTACCGGGTCAACTCCTATACAGTACCTTCCTGCCGGAACTCTACCATTGCTATTTTTTTGTGGCATTGCAAATATCTCCAAAGCACCTTTTGTCATATTATCATCAAGTGGATATATTCTTATCGGAGTATCACCAGTTACTTTAAATTCTATTTCACCATCAGAATTTTGAATTAATGTGCCAACAAAAACATCATCAAACTCTCTACTATTACTATCCAGCTCATTAAGTTTTTGATTGAGGTCATTAACTGGAAACATATTACCCTTTGAGCGCATAATAGCTTCTTGCGGGGTAATTGGTCTTTCCGCTATATTCTTTGTTATTGTTTTAAGGTCTGTTGTATTATACTTAACCCTATATCTGTCAAGAAGAATCTCAATCAGAGCGCCCGTAACATCAGAATTACCATTGATATCATAATACCCCTTTCTATTAAGATACTCTGGATAAAAGAATGTTATATCCTTTCTTCCTTCTCCCGGTTTGTCATAAACATTTGGTAGTGGATACATATAATATCCCTTTGGGTTATATATTATTTCTGTTGCTTTCTGGAAATCACTCTCATCATCACCAGCTGTACCAATGGCATACATTTGTCCAAAAGAATAATTACCCTCCCTAACGCAGGGGAGCATAATATTATATAGCTCTGTTACGTTTGGGAAACTACCAAACTCTTCAAGAACTATAAAGTTCTGTCGTTTACCACGAATCTTACTTATATCTTCTTTTATTGCTATACCAGAAGCTTGGTTAAGCGAACCCTCTCTTGCGCCGGTATCAAGGTTTTTCCACCCAAGAATCCAAGCCATATCTTGAAGACTATTCTTAAGTAGAAGGTGAGGAAACTGTGTGTCTGTTGCTATAAAATCAAGAAAGTTCTGGAATTTTGTAAGTATACCATCATTACCATTAAGATATTCTTTTGAATATGCAGCTGCAATAACCTTTACCCTTTTATTTATTTCTGCTGATTCCCCAAGAGTAAAATATTTTGACATCTTTGCAGCCATCGTGATGCTCTTCGATTTTCCGCGGCTTGATATTTCACTACCATTTAATCCACCGCCAGCATCATAAATACCACCATGCAGTGCTTGCTCCATGTAGTGATATCTTAAGTTTATACCATCCCAAACTTCTGGGAAATCAACTATTCTATCGCCCTTTCTACTACCAATAGTTGTTTTGGTTTGCTCTATTGGGCAGTAGTTTAATAGGTAATACATATCTCCGGTTACCCACTCACCATCACTTTCTCTTACATAGCCTTCTCTACATCTTCTTACCTCTTCTGTAATCCATTTACCATAAGCACTATTTGGATTACCGTTTGGTTTAAGGTCTGTAAGTCTGCCCGTTTTCTGATGGTGCAGGGCTGTTGGTCTAAAGTAATCCATATCCTCAAGTATATGAGGTTTGGTTACATCAACTATAATCCTGCCCTTATTATCTCTCTGCAAATCACAAGCTCTTGGCCTATCTGGAGATACCAACCACTTAATAAAAGGAATAGAGAGGCACTCATAGAATTCCTCTCTAACCTCATCTGGTAAACTATCTAAATGTAACGCTTCTTCTGATGTCTGATATTTATTAAACTGCATTTTTTCCGACCTCCATAAAGTATGCAAACATACTATCAAATACCTTATCCCACATATTTTCAATATTCTTTCCAGTAACAGATATTGTATTGATTAACTCTTTGTTGTTGTTTGCATCTTTTCTATATATTTCAACTTCTATTTTATGATTACCAGCATATGTTTTGTATCTTGGTATTACCTCACAGGTATATTCAGACCTTGCTTTGAGCCAATTGCTGAATAGTCTTTCAAGTTCAAATAAATCAAGCATAACTAAAATCCAGCTTCATAAGCGTGAGCCTGCTCTTCACCACCTCTAATTCTACCCTGTTCTGTAATTTCCGCATTAACAATCTTCTCTGTTTCTATAAGCTTCTTTGCAAGTTGTGGTATCTTATCCGTTGCTTGAACTATCTGTGAAACATTGTATACTTGCCTACCCTTATCATCAACTTCATACAGATTTACATTTTCAAGAAATTCTCCAATCTTTGCAATAGACTTTCTCATACTATCGAGTAGTTTCTGTGATGTGGTTGTTGTTACTCTTACATATGTATCTATTGCTTTTCGTATCTCTGGAGTTATTTTAAAGCTATCATCAAGTCCCTCTTGTTTTATAACCTCACTAAGCCTTTCATCCTCATCAAATATATCAGCATATGTACTTCTTGGGTCATAACAGAAGTATATCACAGACAATATCTCCATAAACTTTTCCTTGTTTTTTGATTTGTCTGCATTAAACAGTTTTCTGAAATCTTTTAGCAAGAAGATTTCATCAGCTGGCTGAACTTGATAATTTTCGTACTTTATTAACTTCATAATAAGAGTATTAAGCCCACATTTCTGTGGGCTATTTACTATTTTTCATCATCATATGAAACCTTATCAATAATAAGGTCTATATCTCTATCATAAAGGAACAGGCATTGCTTACCATTAATCTCAATCTTTGGCCAAGAAACAACCATATTAACCTCATCCTTGCTTTTCTCAAGAACGGAACCCTCTCTTAAAGAATGTTCGGGCCTTGAATAGTTCATTGGGTTAATGAGTACCATATCGCCAACATTCAGACCATCGAAACAGTTTGGCCCAACTGCAACTATTCTCTGAATATCTTTTATTATGCCCTCTTCTTTTGATGTATCTATAATACCATCCTTAATAACATCAGATTCATACTCATCTGCTGTTGTCAGTATGTGATTTAGCATTGGTCTTGCTTCTACTATTCGCATATTCTTTCAAATTTTTCTTGTTATATAATATAGCCTTATTTACATTTCTTATGTAGAATTTTCCTATTCTTGATATATGTACATCAGGCTTTAATTCTTTTATTTGCTTCTCGCTTAAACCTTGGTCAAACGGAAGTGATTCTATGTATTTTCTGCAATAATTCCAATAATATTCATATGCAAATCTTACATCACTTTCTGTTAAACCAAGCTTTTCTGCAATAATATTATATGTTCTTTTGTTCATCTTTTATCTTGAACATCAACAACATATTAAACGATTCTGGATTATCAATATGTGGTATAAATCTTGGATTAATCATACCATCTTTGAAGAATCCACCTTTCTTAAGTTTGTTTATAGTAACCCTGTATGTAGATAATGTAACATCACAATCTTTCATAATCTGCTCCCTTACATCTTTGCCCATGAGTTCCTTTGTGAGAAATATTTCATCAAGGATTTTTGCACTCAATTCCTGTCTATGCCTTAGAAGTTCGGAAGCAATGAGTATAACCTGCGGAGTAAACTTATGAACCGGTATAAGAAAGGATAGCCATAACCTGTAAAATGTTTTATTTGTACAGGGTACCTCAAGCCTTTTGTTTACCTCATAATTATTTACTTGCATTTTCTTCACTTATTGTAAGTGCTTCTTCAATTTCCTTTGCACATCTCTCAACAAACTCATTACTGAACTGAACACTATTCTCTACAACCCTGAACAACATAGCCATTCTCTTTTCAGAGAGAGCTTCATTCATCTGTCTTGCTTGCTGGAGAAGATTGTTATATGCTATCTCCCTGCTCTTGTTTTCAGTAACAAGCTTTTCATATTCAGCAAATGGGATAGTAATTGTTTTTTCTTCCTGCTTTGTTTTATTCTCTTCCATATTTAAACTGTTTTATATTAATTATTTATAAAATTTTTTCTTACCATATTTTGCCTTATGCAACTCATCATATTTCTCTATACTTGCATGTGCTATTGATGTTGAACCACAATCAAGGCAGCAATATCCTATGCCAACATCTTTGATTGCAAGAGATAAACAGTGTGCACAAAAGTACACCGGTTCCTCATTATATTCTTCACTACCAATTGGTATGCTTTTATCAATATCCATATTATTCTGTATACACAAGAATATATTGCTCGTTATACAATAAAGAAACTATATTGCTTTTCTTTATACCAAATTCATTCATTTTGTTTACAAGCTCCCTGATATTGCTTGCAACCATCCATTTATATTTCTTCTCTTTCTCTTCCATATTTATTAAAATATTTGAGCCACCAATCTGAATCGAACAGACAACCTTTGGGTTACAAAACCAATGCTCTACCTATTGAGCTATAGTGGCTTATTGTCGGGATACTCTGACTCGAACAGAGGACCACTGCATCCCAAATGCAGCATTCTAACCAACTGAACTACATCCCGAACTAATACTATTTTTCTTTAAAGTTAAGTTTATTCCAAGCCTTTTTAAATGTAG